GTCCCGGCAAGGCAGGAGAGAAACCGAGCCGGGACTATTTCATCTGCCGGTAAGGAGGAACCAGCAGGGGGTTAAGCCACTAAATCGGTTGCTATATAGCCCAAAACTCCATCAACACGCGCATCAAGTACGGAAAAGTCAAGTTTTGGAGTCGCGGCATCAGCACGTTTCCAATCTAAATTCATATCCCCGGAAGCCTTGCAATAGTAAAAACGCGTGACAACACGCATCTTGCCTGCCAAGGGGTCAGCGAATTTGCCATCATGAACGATCTCCACAATTGGAATAGTGTCATCATTCTTAATGGTTGCAACAGTAGCGGTTGTGCTGGTAGCGTCATAGTCAACAATAATTGCCTTGCCCTTATCGGCTTCGGCAAAGGTCAACACGCCAGAGGCGATAGAATACTTCCCAGTAGCTTCAGAGCCGGAGGCAACTCTTTCAAATAAGGTGCCACTTCCGTCTGCAAGCCTTACAGTTTCCGATAAAGCTACTGCGCTGGCGGCTTTGCTTAGGGTTACCGTATAAGTTGTAGCAGATGGGATAGTCGCTGTTTCTCCAAACACCGGCATAGCCACTGACTGAGCGGTTGCGACGGTAGAACCCATTACCTTGAGATAATTTAAATTGAATTTATTGTTAGTGAAAGACAAATTAATTGCCCTGTCACCTGATACGCTGGTAATAGGATAATACCCAGAACCGTAAACATCTTTGGCGGGATATTTCATGCTTACCTGCATGTCACCAAGTCCGTTAAGACGAGCAATAACAACGCCACCTTGTTTTACCAAGGCTTGTCCAGAACCTTGAATTATAAAATCTTCTGGCAGTAAAAAGGCCATTTATCCACTTCCTTTCAAAAAATAAAGGCCACCGAATCTACTCAATGACCTCGCCAACCTTAAACCTCATCACATATTTTTTTATTTCAGCCACATTTGAAGGGCCCTGATAACTGGTTTGAAACTCCGTTAGGAATGTCGCCCCGGAAAGTTGGACTTGATGTAGCAATTCTCTTGCCCTTTGTCCAATCAGCATCGTTCCTGCGGTCTTTCCTGGTGGAATACCAGAACTACTATTGCTATAAACAGCCACTTCAAACATTGAGTCATAGACTATCGCATTCGCCCTTGACCTAACGCCGGGAATAGGGTAAATGCAACATAGCGGGATATTGGCCGCACTTAAGCCTGTTGGCTCCATCTCTTTTTGAATTTTGGCTACTATATCAGCCATATTAGAAGTTGGAGTTAGGCCAAAATACCCCAGAAAAACAGAATCGGCTTTCAACTTCCCGAAAACCGAATTAACTATTGCGAAATCACTCAAGGGCATCACCTACCATCCGAATAAATGTATTTATGAAACGGGAATGTCTTAACCGCCAGCCTTAACCGCTCGAAAACATAGGGCAGCGATAAGGCGACAACCTCACGCATCCAGTGCTGGGGTTCTTCCGGGGGGTATTCCCACTCAAGATTACGCCCCTCCCATTTGCCGGTTGAATAATGAGTCTCGCCGTCAAGGTCAACATATTCACCTTCGGGACGGCCCCTTATGGTGTGTTTGCCAGGGTCGCGGGCAGGGTTCCAATACTTAGACTGAGTATATTCATCCCACGCTGGATTACTGGTATCTGCCTTGGAGCCAGAACCCCATTCAGTTGTTAGGGCCCCTATGCCGCCCGCTGAGACGATTCCGACCACTTGCCCGGCTACTACCATTACTTCCCTATGAATCATGTCTCTATTGACCTCTGGAGGGGCCTTGTCTTGAACCTGCGCCCATAACCAGTCAGTTAGGGCTTCGCATTCGGCTAAAAGCATAGTTTGCAACCCTTTAGCCATTGCCTGTCCGTCAATTTTGAGCAAAGGACATCCCTCCTAACCGGCAGTCCAGATACTTAGCTGAACGACCATTGCGCCTGGTATGCCAAATCTGTCTATATCATCTACCCGATAATCACGCCCTGCTACGGTTGCTTTATCATTTAACAACAAGCCATCATCATTAGGACAAGTGAGTTTCATTACGGTAGTATTCAATAAACCAGTATCTAGCTCGCGCATTTTGCCGTTAATCTGGTCGGCACGACAGGCCAGAGCATCTATGATAGTTAAAGGAGTTTCACCTGTTGGATTGCCGTCATCGTCATAAGTGGTTGTTGTCCTGCTCACAGTTAGGGTAGCATTGCAAATCAATCCATAAGCAATTATTGCGGCTTCCTGCCCTTGGATAACCTCTTTGCGGGATACGACAATTATAAACCGCTCATCCCCGCAGGTTACTAACTCACCAGTAGTTAGATTAGATTCCAGCAGGCAGTTAATCATTCGCTTGTTCTGCACCGAATAATCAGATAAGGTTTTACCTATCTTGCCAATTATTGCTTTGCCCGTATAGTCCGTTGGAGTGCGGGATATGGTAATTGACAAACCTTCTTCTTGAATGTGACTAGACTTCGAGTCTATCATTAAATACCACCCCCACAGGACTGATTATTACGTCCTCTTGTCCGGTTGCTATACAGATGTATTCTCTTACCAATCCCTCAAATTCTCGCTTTTTCCTGTCCCAGTTAGTCGCTTGAATTTTGAAAGAATAAAGAGTTTCATCCTGTTGCATAACCTTCACTCTTTGAGCCATACCAGGGCAAAGCAGAGCACAGACTTGAGCGATAGCAGCAGATTGCAAGAAGGTCAAATCATCACCCGTTAAACTCGCATACCCGGGGACTGATTTAATTATCAATGCTTCTGCTAGTGTCGCCTTGGATTGAATATCCGCATCGGGAAGTATGCTAGTTGTTACCCCCATATCGACACGGACTTGAGCTTCATATCCTGTTGCTAGGATTTTATTAGCGATATTTTCACCCCCTTTAAATTGGGGAAGGGGCAGCGCAATTAGCACTACCCCTTTCAAAACTAGGCGTTAGTTGTCAGGGTCTTTACCACATCGGGGAACAGGGTAGCAAAGCCGGTTACTTGAGACAGCACGATAGTCTCAAACTGGCTCTTAATCATGCGGTCAGTTTCCACAATGTCAGCACCGATTTCAGTTACCTGCTCAAGCGCATATTTCGGGTCAATAACCAGAACTTTATTCTCAATAGTGGACGAAGGCAGATATACGTAACGCATCGGACCGGAGAATACATTCTGAGCCAGATTTGCACCACCACCGACAGGAGTTCCGCCGTTCATGGATGCCACCAGGGTAAGCGGATCTATAACCGGGGGCTGAATGCCCAATACTTTAATGAGCTGAGTTTCATCCACAATGGCAGTGGTGCCCTTATACGGATAGAATTTCAGCCGGAATTTCAGCCAGCTTTCCCAATCTATGCCGTCGGCCACAACGCCACCGAGTGCAGTCAGGTTGTAGTTAGTCGCAGCGGTATTGGCGTTACCGTCACCGCTAATCAGGACGTTAACAGCTCTTTCTGCAAGGTCAAGTCCGGTCTGCTGGAGAATACCCTCAATCAACCGAGCCAGCATATCAATGCGAATGCGACGTACATATTCATAAGACATATCAATCGCGCGGCCCTCTTTGTTAAGGGTTACTGAATGCTCATGCCCAGTAATGGTAGTGGTCGGAATCTCTGCGCCCTGTGCAACGCGTTTCTTCTGTTTTGCGGCAGTGGACAGGTCTACATAAAAGGTTTTATAAGCGTTGCCCTGAATCGGGGTTTTAATTGCCACCAGTTCATTCAGAATGTCGGGGGCGGTCATAGCCTGCCGGGCAGTCCGGTTAATAAATTCGGGGAATAAAACGTCGGAGCTTGAAGTGCCGAGGAAGAATTTATCCACGGTATCAGCATACATGCCCTTTGCCGGGTCACTCTTGGTCTGAATACCATTAGCCAGCATTTGCCGTTCAAAGGCATCAAGTTGCCCCAACCAAGCATCATTGCCTACATACTGATTAGAAGGGTCAAGAATCTCCAAGTGCTGAGACAGGGTTCTGCCTTCTTTGTAGGCTTCTTTATAAACATTAGTTCCGGTTCCTGCCAGTTGGTCAGCTAGTCCGCGGAATCCATTAGGTTTAGTTTCCATTATCAAGTCACTTCCTTTCAATTGTTCAGAAAACACAAAAACCCGTCGAATATGACGGGTTTACAGTTTTTAGTTGTCGGCTAAATTAACCGAGTTTCACAATAGCCTTGTGGTTGGTTGCATCAACAGCAACGGCACGAACACCAGTAGCGGCAGCGGCCAATGCTCCTTTACCGGCACCGTCCAACTCTACCCAAGAGCCGTTGGTTACTTCATTGGATGCGGTTGCATTGTGCTCAATGTCAATTTCGGCATAACCTTTGTCCTGAACACCTACGGCATCGGTTTCAAATACCTTTAATACCCCAAAAGGAACACCGGCATCTGCGCCCAGTCCCCATTCTCCAATACCGGAGATAGTGCCAAGTTTGCCAATATCGGTAGCAGCGATACCAGTTTCAGGGACAAGGGTAATCGCGTGAAAACCGATGTTTAAAAGTCTTTCTTTAGCTTCCGCATAAGTCATAGCCATCTAATATACACTTCCTTTCAAATTAAAGTACACGGTAGTAAATTTCATAACTACCTTTTAGTCCAGCACTCGCGCCACCAGCAACCACGGAAGCAGTTACCCATTTACCTTTAGCAAGTCTCTGGGCAGCTTTGCCGTTAGTACCAGCCGACTCAAGGTTGGTGAAGGTTCCAGAGGCGGCATTAATATCCTTGCCGTCAATCAGGTTGTCACTGGAAGTAGTCGCATTGGTTGCGGTTGTGCCTACATCAGCAGAACATGCGCCGGTAGTTTTGGTGGTTACCACAAGGGCAACGTGCTCAACGATAATATCTCCATCTTCCGGGTTTGCCCAGGAGAATATACCGCCGCCAGTGTCTACGGCAGCCAGCGCACCAGTAACCTTTTTAAGCGCACCACGGTTAAGTTCGTCGGCACTTGCGGCTACTTCTTTACCCTTAATTTTAAGTCCATTGATTTTAATACCAGTTTTCAATCTTGCACCCCCTTACCTTCCTACTTTGTAGAGTTCGGGGTCAACCGCCTGTTGGAGTCCACCTTCCGGCAGGTGCAAGTCCTCGCCCTTTGTTCTTGAAGGCGGGATACCGAGTTTAGCCAGAGCTGAATTTTCCCATGCCTCGCCCATCTCCTTGATTTCGTCAATGGACAGGTTAGCGAACATCTTCTTATAGGTTTCCTCTTTGAAGTCGTTCTTCTGGTCGCGGACACCGGATGCAAGAGCGGCCGTGATTACATCCTCACGATATTTGTTGCCCAAGTCGGCAAGGGGAGTCAGTTCAGCTACCTTCGCAGTCAGTTCGGCAACCTCGGTATTCTTGGATTCCACGTCAAGCTTGAACTGTTCGTTTTCCTTGGTCAGGGCGTCAATCTGCCCTTCCAGAGCCAGTTTTTCTTTTTCGTCCACTTGGTTTTCACTTCCTTTCTTTGATTTGGCCTTTAGGGCCTCGTTTAAGGTTCCGTCAAGCGCATCTGCCATTAAGTGCTCGTGTCCTGCGTCTAATAGTTCTTTCACGCACTCTTTATGTTTTGCGGTCAACTTCGCCATTGTCCAACCTTCGGGTAATTCCTCTTCTGAATACATTTGGTGGTACAATTGATGCAGCTCGCTTGCATCACGTAGATTCTCGCTTTCAATCTGGAATGTCGCTGAGGTTGAGGATAAACAACAAAAAACCGGTGCGTCTTTGTTCACCAGCTTTAGGTCTGCTATGTTGTTGAGCTTTACCATCTTTTCAGTGTTCGGCGGTTTTTCACCACTTGCTGAAAGTCCCAATACCCCTGCATCGGGATAAGCACCTGCGCAGACGATTGAGTTTTCAATCATGCAACTGTTGTCTGGACGCGGTGGTGGAGCAGGTTTTGCAATTACGGTGCATAATACTTCTTCGCCATCATCCTTATAAACCCTACCGGGATAATGTCTACAGTTCTCATAGTCCCTTATATCGTTATGGCAAATTGAACATTCAGAAAAGCCCCATGATACTGATACAGAGCTATCATGCAGTATACCAGCATCTATCTGTTGGCTAATATCATCGGTGGTAAAATCACCCACATAGGTCTTACTTGATTTTGGCATGAACATTGAGCCATCTAATTGCAATTTGTCGCCATCACTTACAAGTTCACCTTCAAAAAATCTGCCAAACGGAAGGGTAACTTTATCTACCCATGTATTACCGAATGTATGGTCTGCTATTTGCGCTACATCGCCATTATTGACGTTATTAAGGTATATTTCTAACAGCGAAGGGTCAAACTGTAGATACCTTGAAGGAATATAGCCAGTTCCTAAAAGTCGGAACGGATGAACATGCACATCATCGGCGCTTAGCTGAGTCTTTGCGAATCGGTTAATCTTTGCTAACTGTTCAGGTGTTGGTTTTGCCATTACTTACACCCCCTCGCCAGAATTTGAACTACAAGTAACTATCGGGGATGGATAAGCAGGGACAGGAATCGGAACATATAGAGGATTTTGGGAATTAGAAAATGCCTGTTCTTGCTCAATAATGGTTTCCACGGTTTTAATTACTCTGCCCTCAAGGTCATATTCGTGCGTTATTGTCTTTGTAACTACCTTCAAATGTCTTACCTCCCTTCATACTCATATCTACCGGCTTGCCGCCATAACTGCACCCTTTCAAAACTTCCATAATTTCCTCATCACGAAGTTTTTTCTTTGCCTCTATGACTGCTTTATCAATTTCGCTTTGTGTTGCAAGCCCCATCTAATCACCTACCCTACAACTTCATACGGGCAACCTGCTGTTACCGCTTTAGCTATTGCCGCAAAGGTCAAGGTATTGCCCGAACAAGCCGTTATGGTGCAGTAATAGTCCACGTTCTCAACAGTTACCTTGGCAACTTTGCCCTTGTATAAGTCAGTTTCAAAGCTTTTGGTTGTATCAACTATTGTAGTAGTGCTGCCGCCTGTTGCTACGCTGCGTACCGATACAAGCCTAACAGACGGAATTATCTCATCGGTTAGCCATTCATAAGCCTGTTGACTATAGTCCTTAAAACTCATGTTTCACTCCCTTTCTATTGATTCGCTGGGGGACTGCCATGTCTATTGGCTTCCAACCCGCTATTCTTGCGTTTCTCTGCCGCTTCCTTTTTCATTTCGTCCCAACCTTCGGGTAAGCCAACAAGTCCCAGCATTGAACGAATGAGATTAGTCTGCTCCAAATCGCTTATATCGCCACAGTCACGGGCAAATGTTATAATGTCCTGCCTTGTCTGCAATTCAGCCACTACCTGCAATTCGCTTCTTAGGTCTACTGGCGCAAATTCTACGTCTACCCAACCTCTAACACCTTCTAGGTTTAATGCCATCGTTAAAGCGCGTTCTAGCAGGTTTTCGACTACCTGTTGCACTGATTCTATTCCACGAGAATAGAGTTTTAATTCAGCAGCATAGGATTCTTTAGAAGTGTCTGCGCTTATGCCGATAATAGAGGATAAGGTTTTAAGCGCAGCAGCAAGTGATTTGTTGATCGTGTTTATTACTGCATCAACCCTAATGGTGCTACCTGCGCCGCCCTTGCCGACTAAATCTAAATCTGCACTATCCCACAGAACAGGTATGGCATCAGGCTCCAAGTTTCGCATAGAAGTCTGAACGTCAAGCCTTATCTTATCCATCCATTCTTTATACTTAACAGGGTCATTCTGAATGTGGATAGGCGCGTTCTTTTTGGCTATTTCCTCAAGTAACTTAATCCTCATACGAGGATAACCGGTTTGATGCACCGCTGCCTGCAGGTCGTTCAAGAATCCTATCTGCCATGCCACTATCTGAATTAGCGATATTAGCGGGCTTGCCCCATAAGGGTCATCGGGCGCAGGGTCTAACGGCTGATATATGATTGTCGGATAGTCAATCTTTGTATAACCCATACTGCCAGGTATTGTCTGCTTCTGATATGGCACTAATCGCCCGTTTTC